CAGACGATTAACAGTCGTCGGCTCTACCGCTGAGCTACAGAGGATCAGGCAGGCAAGGAGGGACTCGAACCCCCGACCAACGCATTAGAAGTGCGTGGCTCTATCCATCTGAGCTACTTGCCCGTGACCTCTATATTATAGTGTCTTTTGTTCTATACGTCAATCTTCTTCTGTTGATGCCTCTTCTTCTACTTCTGCCTCTTCAGTCACTTCTGGTTCTGGAAGTGTGACTCCGACTGCTTCCAGATACTCTATAGCACCTTGAGTCTTAAGCATCAATTCTCGTGTTCTAGTAGTTTGATTACCAATTTTTTCAAGATCAGCAACTAATTGTGTTCTTTGTTCGATCAGTTGTGATAGATGATTTTGCTGTTCATTCATTGTAATTTTCAGTATTCGATGTATTTATATTATAGCATACAGCATAGCTAAATAATTTCACCTTCAAATATCAATTCATGAAGAAAGCATTAGTGCTTTTTAGTATGTTAGTGATGGCGGCACCTGCACATGCCGATATAACAAGTAGATTATCCTCTAGTGTTCAATTGACTGTTGACGCAGCCGCATCACAAGCAACTAGAATTGGAAGTTCTTATTCCGCAAGTGGTAGTAATGTTTCAGCAACTCTTGGTGGTATCACAGCACCAGCAGATGCAACTGCTGCAGCAACAATGAATTCTGGAACATACACACAAACAACTGCTGGTGGAGCATTTACCTTCACAGAATCATTCACTCAAGGAGATGCAGTTAATGTAGTCAATTCTGGATCTACAGTGTCTGATGGTGTTATTGGTTCTCTTCCTGCTTTTGGTCAGGTTACAACAACTGCTGGTGGAGTTGCTGGTGATTTAGCTGGAACCATTGATACTGCAGGTTCTATGGATCTGACAGCTGGTGGAGCTGGAACATCTGCTACGGGACAGTTTGTTTCTGAGATCACAATTAGATAATGAAAAAATCTATTGGATTGAGTTTAACTTTAGGTATTATACATGGACTGCTTCAACCAGTAGGAGCAGTCCCGGTTGTTCCTAACTTCACTCAAGGTTCTCAAACATCCACAACAGAAACAAAAACTAAAGTAAGTGAAACCATAAATTCTATAAATTATAATACAGGATATCAATATAGTGTAACCGGAACAAATGTTCAAATGAATGGTTCCAGTATAACACCGGGCACTAGTTCTACATCTAATAACATCGATGGGGTGACTTCATCATGGACGAATCTAAATCTAAACAACAAACCCAACTGGACAGTAACAAATCCAGGACAGGCATTTCAATTTACAGAGACTTATCAAGGACCTGGAATTTCAAATCAAACAATAATACAAAGAACAACAGAACTAGAAAGCGTTACAACTACCACAAGTATATTCTCCCAGTAATATCATTACTATTTGCTAGTCCATCTTATGCTGAAACTGTTGGTGGTGTTTCTGCTACAGCAGCTCCCGTAGCTAATAGTTCTGGATCAGTAACCAATCAAGCCATACAAGTCCTTCAGGGACCTTACATCACAAATACCTATGGTGGAGGTATTCAGTGTCAGGGTCCAACTCTTAACTTCACACCCTATGTAACAGGTGCTGTATCGGCACAGAAACCATTTGAAGGTTTTTATGATGATCCTGTTTTTGATTTAAGAGATCTTGATGAGGATGGTTCTTTGGATAATCCAGGAAATATATTATATGAAGTTCCAATAAGAACTGGGCAAAAAGATAATTACAATTTAAGTCTTGGATTTTCTGCCACTTGGTCAAGACCATTGGATAGTAAATTACAAAATCAATGTAAACAAGCAGCAGCAACTCAAATAGAATTACAAAAACAATTAATTGCCAATAAGAGATTAGATTTTGAGATCGCGCGCCTTAAGAATTGTGGCGAACTTAAAAAGCAAGGAATATATTTTCACCCCAAGAGCCCTTACTATTCAGTATGTGCTGACGTGATCGTTACAAATCCAGGTGGGGTAATTCCACCACATAGGCATTCTATTCCAGGAAGAGTATCAAATAAGGCAGAGGATCTTGGTGGACCTATATTAACGACCCCTTAATTTTTTCATTGCTTTACAAGATTCACATTTCTCCCTTTGTTCTTCTCTCCTTTCTCTCACACTTAATATAACTTCTTCTTTACCCAATTTAGTAGAAATTTTTCTAATTACCTTTTTAACAACTGGTTTAATAATTTTTAAAAGAAAATTTGCCAGTGGTCTAGCAACCAGTGCACTTGTAGCCGCAGCAGCAGCAATAACAGTAGTAGATACAACTGCTTCTACTGGTGGCAAATAATCAACAATAGAATTAATTTCTTCTGGTATAGGTTCTTCTTCCTCTACTGTAACTACAGGTACTTCAGTTTTAGGTATTGCAGGTGGTTTAATCTGAGGTGTTTCAATTTCAGAATTTTCATACTTAGGAACAGATGTTTTTGGTGGTTCAATATAATCCTCTGCATTAAAATTTATAGGATTAAAAGATGGCAAAGTTCCATCACAGAAGATCAATGTCCCCTGTGGATCATCTTCTAAAAGAGATGTATTCTTTGGATTATTTTCCTTATTGTATTCTACACATCCAGGAAGATTGACAATAGGAAATCCAAGAGTATTTGTTATAGGAGCAGCAGTTGGTATTGATAATGAGGGACCAATGACATACTTAGGGATATCCATGGTCCCTATAGGTTTTATTAATATAGGTCTCAATTCTATGTTAGGAATATTTTCCATCAATCATTATTAAATAATCCTGCAATTCCAGAAAATAAATGATAGAAAATTACATATAGAAAAAACTTATTTTCGTTATCAGATTTTTTCTTATTTGCAGCTCTTTTTCTTTTCGTATTAGAAACAGTCATAGAAAATCCAAATTCACATTTACTACTATGTATTTAACAAATTCATTTTAGTTACTAAAATGGAATTGATTGTGCAGATCCCGGTATAATATTTCCGGTAGCACCAGGTAATTTTGGTATGGATCCTTCCATCATTCCAGGAAGTGCTCCACTAACTGCTTCGGTTGCTGCTTTAGTTGCCGCTGCTTTAACATTTTCAATAATACCATCCTTGTTTAAAAGGACGTAACTGCCACCACCAACAATAGAAGCAGATACGGCAAAAGATGCGAGAGCAAGAGCATTGATTAGATTTTGCATTAGATTAACGTACCTTTGGCACGGCGAATTTCTCTAAGATCTTCGAAGTTTTTTTGTTTTGTACCTCCATCATAAGACCAGGCATAACCCTCTTCAATCATTTGTTCATTGAGGGACACATCTGCGTCGCCAATGTATAACCACCCCAAAAGACGGCCATATTTACCGACGCCACCAACAAGTTCAGTCCTAACAGACAACTCATCGTCACCAGATATAGCACCCTCCAATTTTTCTTTGAGCCAGTTAGTTGCGTCATAACCCAACTCCTTTTCCTCTAGGTCTCTGGTTCTTTTCTCAGGAGTATCTACACCAGCAACTCTAACCCTTTCCTTTTTATATAAATCAAATCCAAGATCAATAGTGACATCGATAGTATCACCATCTAAAACTCGGTTAATTTCTATCACCCTAAAGTTGTAACAGGATTTCCTGCTGGGTGGAACCATTGCTCCCATAATCGATCTCCTTTGAATCTACTGCTACGGCAATACCAATTACAAAGGTAGCAGCAGCAATTACAGCAGCAGCACCAGCAATCCACTTTTCATTCTTACGAATTCTATCTCTTAAATCTTTAACGACTCTTTGCAGATCTTCTACTTGATGTGTAAGAACTGCAATCTCTTTATCTTGTTTAGCATCAACTTCTAATAGTTTTGAAGATACTTCATTCAGTGTCGTCATCTTTCAATTCATCGAAAGCCATACGCATTATATAGACAATATAATATGCAACTCCACCCAAAAGAATAATAAGTAATATTATTACACTCCAAACTGGGTCGTTCGCATTAGTCAGTGGTCTCAAAAGAAGATTCATCTTCGCAGTCTCCCATCATAGTTGCAATCTCTCCACCAATATTAGAACCAGTATTCTGCCCTAATAAAACAATCCATCCACTCATTAACCAACCAACATACGGAATACCAGAAAGGATTGGTGCGGCACTAGCAGCAACACTAGCACCTATCATTCTTCCTGTTGACTCTCCAGCGCCCTCCCGCTTGATGCAGTCTAGTTTTTGGGCACTCAACTTTCCCATGGCACCTCCACCCGTGTGGCGGGCACCCTCCATGGTGTACTCTTCATCAACTCTTATCTGAGAATTTCCACCAACACCAAATATACCATTCTCCTTATCAATACTTTTACTAGCACCCATTACTCTAGGATCATTTGCACGATATTCAATACGATAACCAGTGTCTCCTGCTTCGACAGTATATGCAGTATAATCACCAACAGGAAGATTAATTACCGGTAATTTTTTATCAGTCAATAGATGACCTAGAAGACCGATGTGAGCAATACCGAACAGTGTTCCTACTGCTAGTGCTGCCCACTTAAAACTAGATCGTTGGTTTGATTGGGGGTTCTCCATCGGATTGACCTACTATTTTTATAGGAGCATGTTCAATACGAATAGTTTGACTAGGTGCAGTTTGTGCCGCAGCAGCAATCAATCTTTCAACATCTTCTTTAGAAATTCCTCCACAAAGAGCACTTGCTTTCTTGCCTGCCTGAACTCCGAAAGTAGCTAAAACCCCGGTGAAGACACTGGCGATGAATGTTGGATCAAGTTTTTGTTCGGGAATTCCAAAAGCATCTGGTAGTTTGATATACGCCAAAGTAAGAATTCCGCCACTCCAAATAAGAATACCAAGGCGGACAAAAGTAGACAGAATTGCAAGTTGTTCTTCCTTATCATCCGTAGCCTCCCTCAATTTGCCTAAAATACCTTTCTTTTTAGGTTTGTCATTCTTAACTTCATCTGACATAAGAACCAAACATGGCTCTGTTATTTATGGTTTGAGGATGTCAACTGTAATGTTTGTGTGTTCAATTTGGTTAAATTTTTGACAGAGAACAGTGCTTGATTCGTGTTCCCATTTGTGATACGTATTCTTTAATTTTTCTGTGTAGTTGGGACTATCAAAGGACTCCATTTCCTTTGCAACAATAGTCTTTATTAACACATCTCTGGTTAAGTTTGTCATACTAGAAACTTTTTATCCAACAAAGAATTCACCATTACAACACTGAAGAGATTATTCGCAGAATTCTCCTTGGGTGTTTTTCCGTGTAGGATGTTATTATTTAGGGAGATATCCATTTTCAACTAAGTATTTACGTGTTAATGGAGTCGGTTCATAATCAGTCCACATCGTGCCACGAGCACAAGATTGAAGTGCTTCCATGGTCATTTTTTCAGTGCGACCTGCCCAACCTGCTTCTGCTTCCCACGGCACAGCAGATTCTGGATAGGTTCTTTCTGCCATCACACGCCAAATCATTGGCACTTCTTCTTCGGGTTTAATGATAGCAATCAAACTATTTTCAATAGTACCTGCCATACAATCCTGTGCAGCGTGCCATCCTTCATGACGCATTACTTGCATCAGATATGCAGTGCTACCCATGTGCTCCTTATTCAGGAAGAAGTTATTACCAAC